CTTTTCCAAATTAATGACATTATACAGAGCAATTTCACGACAGGCAATCAAATCTATTTCAAGTCACTTCAAGCGGTCTAAAACAGTGAAGCTCCTGAGTGGAAGAATATGATTAACAATACAGTTGAGAGTTTTGTTAGTAATATGTCAGTCTGCTGATTTGAATTAATTATTTCCAATAGATAAAACCCTGCTCAATTAAAGAGTAGGGTTTTTTGATTGGATAAGAAAGCAAACGAACAGATGTAAGGGGATAGTGACTTTTTCATTTTCATAATTTTTCTTTATCTCGGACCGTTTGGATAATATCTTCAAGGTTACAGTCTAAAGCTTCACATAGTTTTAGGAGTACATCAGTTGTAATGTTGTCACCTTTCCCTAGCTTAGCTATGGAGGCGGCACTAACACCACTTAATTCCTTTAAGTCTTGTTTATTCATGTTTTTATCAATTAATAATTTCCATAGCTTGTTGTAGCTGATTCTTAACATATTGTGGCCTCCTAGATTTTTCTATTGGATTTATCAATTCAAATATTTTTTCAAAAGTTCAACATCTTTGCTTATATCTCGTGGCTTGATTCGGTTTATTACCTTTTCTTCAACTTCGGGAGTCCAGTAAATCTTTAATTTTTCTCTTGCTCTCGTGATAGCAGTGTAGAAAATATTATGAGTTACTAACTCTTCTACCTCATCAGTGATTACTATTTTAACAGAGTCATATTCCAAGCCTTGTGCTTTATGGATTGATACGGCATAAGCAACCTGGAATGGGACTGCTGTGCTGGAATCCTCGCCATCTTCATCAGCACTTTTTAATTTATGAACATAAAATCTAATTAAAGACTTTTCTTCTTCCTCGAAACATTCAAGAAGTTCGAGATTCAAACCTGAAACATCGCGCTCATCTACAGTTTTTTGTATTTCAACATCAAATTGAATACGTTCTTCCATAGCGCCTGCATCTATAATTTCTACTCCTTGGATTATGCCTTTCATGTTGTTGTATATGATGGGACGAAATCTATCTGAGTCAAGGAAGAGAATAGGATCTCCGACTTTGTAATGTTGAATATCCCAAGTGACAGCAGTGTTAGTGTTGCTTTCTTGTAGGAATCTGTTGATGTTGTTAATTCCATACAAGCCATCATAATTTAGGCAGAGGATAGCCTCGCCTGGTTCAAGAGAAGATAGTAGTGTTTCATCTACTTTTAATGAATAGCTTTCTCTCTCGATAACTTCTTTTGCAGTGTCATCCATATGTCTGACTTTGTCCCATAGTTCAAGCAATCGCTCGTCCTTAGTTCGATGAGGCTGAGTAAGCTCAAAAACAGAGCTTTCTGGCAAGAATGATTTTAATACAGAGAACCAGTTTCCAAATTGAATAGCATCAATCTGATAGGTATCTCCGACTAGTAAAAGCATTTCAAAATTTGCTTTTTGCAATACCTCAACCATATCTTTATTACTAACAGTACTACATTCATCGATAACTAATAATTTATATTTTGTGAAAGGAGAACCTTGGTGCTTAAAGCTTTCAATTGTTGAAAAAGTTGTATTTTCAGCATCAATCTTTCTCATCAAGTTCTCTTTCGCAGGATTTGTCTGTGTTAGGTACAATTTTTCTGCATCGTTTAAATAGTGGGAAACATGGTTTATCAGCGTTGATTTACCTACACCTGCAGAACCATATATTACACCAACCCTTGATTCTGAGAAGATATGGCTAATGATAGCCTTCTTCTCATCACAGTCAATTTCGTAATCATCAAGGAGTAACCAGATGTCAACATCATCGGAGTAATTTTCAATGCCTGATTCAGCCAACTTCTGTAATTCCTCAATTATCTTACAAGTGTTCAGTTTGTAATCATTTATAAACAATTGATTGTGTTCAAGGATCAAATCACTTGCTGGTCTATGCCCATCCCAAAGACTATCGTTATACTTCTTTATAAGAGTTTGGTAATCGGGGAAATTACTCAGTTCATCGATGTCGGTAAATAGCCGACCTTTTCCTTCCGTGTTGTTTCGTATAAATCTGGCGAATAATTCAGGGCGTCTATCCTTACAAGGAATACAATCAAATATGGCTCCTAATTTTGGATTATGTCCAATAGGAGATCTGTTAAATGGTAAAGAATCAAACTGCTTGCAACCATTTGCTAAATACAAGCCAGAAAGATAACTATTCCCAGCATTTATCCACTCTTCATAATATTTACTATAATAGCCAGATGAATATTGACTTTTAATAATGACATTGTTCATATTATAAAGAAGATATCGTAGCACATTTTGTCCATTACGACCGTTTTGTATTATATTTCTGCAGTCATCTAAAATTGGAATAAAAATTGAAGATTTAAGGTTATTTTTCCATTCGATAGTAATCATATCATATGCCTTATCAGGAAAGTCCATTAAATCAGTCAGTGTGAATTTCTTTTTAGTAAGAAATTCACAGATTAATCGTTGCTCGGGGTAAGGAACTCTTCTTTTTTCGCCTTTTATTAGTGAAATGAAATTTTGAAATTCACAGTCACGGATGGAAACTTCCCAGCCATCAATAATGATGATAGGCATTGTTTTTCCTAATATTTCGATTGTCTCATGTATGAGATGAAACTTTGATGCATAATTACTTTTGATTGGAAGTTTGGTGAAAGCAATTACTCTATTAGATTTGGATTTATTTTTTCTATCATCTATAGGGGTAAATGTGATTTCATAATATATTTTTCTGTTTACAAACAGCGGTTTTATTTTTTGAATATAGTATTTATCCTTGCTATCAGTATGTAATACCGCAGGATGACGTTCTATTTTTTCAGAAATCTTTTTATAGTATTCCTGTAAGGTATCATCCAAATGTAGAGGAAATTTTTCTATGTTATGTAATACCTCAATATCGTAGTAGTGGTTAAGAAGATTCTTTGCCTCTAGCAAGTATTGGTAATACTTCAGCATCAATCGTTCTGAGCCGTCTTCATCTAAAGTATATTGGGTGGTTACAATTTGTAAATAATTGCGGAATTTATATAAAGTAAGTAGTTCGCTGTTTGTTTGAGAAAACTCGACTGCTTTAGCTATATTTTCTTCGCTAATGGCGATATCTCTGCCGTTAGCATAAAACTTGAGCATGATATGATTTACGAGCTTCATTAACTGCTCTAAAATATCTTGAGATATAGCACCACGAGATGAGTCATCAATATTATCCAAATGCCTACATATTACATTGTCTATTTTTCGGATAGAATCATCTATCGTTGGCATCGACATCCTCCTTTCTGTTTAATAAAATTCTCCATCGTCCCAATCATCAATGAAAGCATCATACGGAAATGCTCCAGAGAATAGATCTGGATGAAGTTTGACATATAAGTTTCTTATTCTTGTTCTTGTTTGCTTAATGAAGAATGGTTCAGCGCCATCGGTCAAAAGACAGTTGCTGAGTTGGTTTAATTCACCAAGCAAGCTGAATACATATGATTTCAAAGTGGGGTTATTGAAGGTATCAGCTTTTGTACTCCATTTTGTTTTATACAAGGCTAGTACCTTATTTGGTAACGACATATCAATTAATGCAGTACTATAGTTTTCGCCTATCATTGTAAACATTATTTCATCATAATCTGATGTGAATTCTTGAAGCAGCCCATTGTCTTCAGAAGAATATGGACTTTCGTCAGAATGCTGTTCGTCAGGTAGTTCAATAGAACCCGTGCCAGTGTCCTTTTTGGATGCTGGCTTTTTTCTTTTGGTTTGTGCAGCAGTCCTTATTATATTTGCAAAGAGTTCAGCTATTTCATCTCCAACATTATTGACATTGATGTTTGGCAAGAACTCAGTAAATTGCTCGCATAAAGCTCTTTGAGCGGATTCTTCAGTATTAAAAATAAATGAAGAAAACTCAACAGGATCTACGTATTGAACCATTGCCTTAGATATATCCCTAATGCTTGTTTTACCACCAGCATAAGCTTTGTAACTTTCTTTACTGTAACCATCAAGTATTTCTTTTCCATTTTCAGTAAGTATCGCATCAAAGAGGGTTCTTACATAAATATGAACGCCACCTTTTCCTCCAAGTATAGGTCTAGTTATGGTTACGAATTCTACAAAATTCATCTATTCCACCACCTTTTATTGAAGCCTACCCAAGCCTACCCGTGCCTACCTATGGCTACCAAGCCGATATCCTATAATTCAAAGTGTAAAAACAATCAAAAGAACGCTAGTGATAGTAGATAGGTATTAGGGAATTGTTCTTCCGAATATTATATCAGCTAATTATGAAAAAATCTACACATTCACAATTTATTAGTATGCGTTCGTAGAGATGAACAACAAGATTGATTGATGTTGCTTCTCTTTTGACATTTAGCTGATTTCATCAAAGACAAGATTTCAGGTTGGTTGGAAAGCGAGGTGAAATTCATGGTCAAGAATACAAAGCAAACATAAAGACCAATTGCTAAGGAAAAACTGCAAAATCTGTAGCAGGAAGTGCGTTAGCACAAACAAAGACAAGTGGAAAATAATTTACCAAAATGATAGGCAGCGACAGATTTATTTAATCAGCCTGCTTATCCCCTTTTGAGGGACAAACCCAACTGGGCCCAATAAGCCCAACAATAATATCTCAATGTCCTAGTGCGCATACGGACGGCGGGATGCATAAGAGTTCAGAATACAGTGATAAAGACTGTATTTGGAATGAAGATGCACCCACCGTGATTTCGTGTGCCTATTTTTAGGACAAGCGGAGTCTGTGGTCATCTTCTCCACAGGCTCTTTTTGTATTCCGCCGTCAATGCCAGGACGGAAAGGAGTACAAAATGAAAATTAAAGTACTGTATGAAGAAAACATCAAAAATGGTCACAAGAACTACACCACAATTGAAATTCCAGATGGAGATTACAGCGTAATGCTGGACATCGATTATGAGCAGCGTCTTGCGGAGGCTAAGCCTGAGAAGAAAGAAGAAGTCAAGCGTTGTCAAACTGTACAAGAGCTGTTTGACCTGTTGAACTCCAAAGAATACAACGGTTGGCGGAGGGAAACCAGGCGGATTGACCCTAATCCCAAGATGAAAAAATCAAATGGCAAGAGGGGATATGTTCAGGGTGAACCAGATGATGAGTCTTTTAACATCATGGACTATCTCTGTACAACCTCCGATGATGAAACACGCAGTAGAGATTATGAATGTGATGCCATTTGCGATTGGATCCGCAAAACTCTTGCCAAGAAACCAGAATGGGCAGAGGCCTTTATCGCAGTCCGTATCAACGGAATCCCAATACGTGAATATGCCAATTCAATCGGCGCTGATGAGAATAACATCACCCAGAAATTAAAGAGAGCAACAAAAAAATTACAAGAAGAATATCAGAATCGTCAGATTTGACCCTTTCCCAAGGCTACCACTTAGAAGGGTCAAGACCTTCAAAAAATTTAAGGAGGTAATTCTGATGAGAGAATTAATACCTAAGGACCAATATGGTGTGTTTGCCGACACCAATGATACGGCAAGAGTGGATAGTTTGTTTGTGGCGGAGTTCTTTGAAAAACGTCATGACCATGTTATCCGAGACATTAGAAAAATCACTGACCCCAAATCTGGGTTGAGTGAAAATTTCATTAATACTAACTTTAAATCTGATTCTTACAAGGACAGTACTGGCAGAAAGCTACCTTGTTATTTTATGACTCGGGATGGGTTCACCATGCTGGTGATGGGATACTCAGGGCAAAAAGCAATGAAATTCAAAGAGCTTTACATTCGTAGGTTCAATGAGATGGAGTGCTTCATTAAAACCCTTGTTTCTGCAAGACAAGAGTTTCCACTATTAACCGCAAACATTAAGCTGCTGCATGAAAATCCTAAGCCATATCACTTCAGCAATGAATGCGATATGTTAAATCGCATAGTAGTTGGAATGACTGCAAAGCAGTTCAGATTAGCAAACGGCATTGAAAAAGGAAAAAGCATCAGGCCTTATTTGTCTGAGGAGCAGATTACTATGTTAGACACATTACAAAAAGTGGATGTTGGTTTGTTGGTGGCTGTTCCAGATTATCAGCAGCGCAAGCGTCATCTGGAGTGGTACAAAACCAAATTAGAAAAAAATTAGGGGGTTACAACAATGTTTTATGTGAAAGAAAGATTGAATGATTCCATGGAGATATCCATTGAAATAACAGATGAGAATGTATTTACCCACTGCCCAATGTGTGGATCAGAGGTGTCAGTAGATATCGGTGAAATTTTAAGTGATGGTGAGAGTGACCTTTATGGTACAGCAGTTTTCTGTGATGAATGCAGTAAAAAGGTCAAGAGTGGAGGACGGTACTATGAGCATAAATAGATTCAATCCTGAAGGATACTATGACCCTACTCCATATGAAGCACTAAGTAACGTCACTCGAGAGGAAAAGGCAGCGTCAAAACCTGCCTTCAAGCCTCTTGTCTATATTTGTTCTCCTTTTAGTGGGGACATCGAAGGAAATGTTAAACGAGCGCAGGACTTCTGCCGGTTTGCACTAGAGAAAGGGAACATTCCACTGGCTCCGCATCTTATGTTTCCACAGTTTATGGATGATAACAATGAAAAAGAACGCGACCTGGCAATTTTCATGGACATCATCCTCATGGGCAAATGCCAGGAAGTGTGGGTACTCGGTGATGTTATTTCAAAAGGTATGAGCATTGAAATTGAAAAGGCTAAGAAGCGTAGACAACCGATCAGATACTTCAACAAAGATTTTGAGGAGGTGGACTCTTTATGAAAAAAATTAAAGCGATAGAGACCGAATATAAAGGTTACCTCCTCAGGTCTAGGCTTGAGGCTCGTTGGGCAGTGTTCTTCGATTTCTGTGGTGTTGATTACGAGTATGAACCCGAAGGCTATGATCTTGGAAATGGCCAAGCTTATCTTCCTGATTTCATTCTTCATGGGGTAGATGGTAGAGCTGGGGGAGATATTTATGTTGAGGTTAAGGGTCAGATGACTGACGCTGATGCTGAGAAAATCAACCGTTTTTACGAGCTGGGAAAAGATGACCCTGATACTTACGGGAAGTCCCAGACAGCCATCCTTGTGGTTGGGAATATTCCAAGTGGTGCAGATATTGATGACATATTATGGTCCATAGAAAATGAAGCTTACAATGACAACGGCAATTGGCCCAATAAGTACAACTTCGAAACTATCGATGGAGATTACTTTGCGGCATATCCTGGGATAAACCATAAAGGAAAATTTGAACTCTTCGGTGATGACAGCAACTATCTTTGTGATATGGATTATAGAGCAACAGAAAAAGCCTATCGTGCTGCAAGACAAGCCAGATTTGAACATGGAGAAAGACCTCGTACGAAGGGAGGTTATTAAATTGAGAAAACTAGCCATTGCCTATGGGAACAGCCGCCACGCGAAGAAGTGGGTCAACAAACAAATCACATTTGATGAGCTAAAAGATAGATTGAAGACTCCAATCCGGACGACAGAATCAGCTGAAGAGTATGCCAAATTCAGCAAGGCTCAAAAGGATGATGCAAAAGATCATGGTGGTTTTGTTGCAGGGGTATTAAAAGGCGGTCGCAGAAAAATCGATACCGTGGAGCTCCGCTCAATGATTGCCTTAGATGGTGACAGAATCAATAAAGAATTTCTGGAAAATTATGAATCGAATGCCCAGTATACCTCTGTTCTTTATTCCACCCATAGCAGTACTGAAGAAAATCCGAGAGTGCGCATTATCTATCCTCTAGCAAGAGATGTGACGCCAGAAGAGTTTGTAGCAGTATCAAGATACCTTGCTCAGATGCTAGGCATCGATTATTTCGATGAATGCTCCTATCTGCCAAATCAACTAATGTACTGGCCAAGTACTCCATCCAATGGAACCTTCATCTATAAGGAAGTGGTTAAGGACTGGCTTAATCCAGATGATATTTTAACAGCTCATCCGGAATGGACTGATCCTACAAGACTTCCAACTTCATCTAGGGAGAGCAAGGCAAATACAGTTTCGCATGAGAAGGTACAGGACCCTCTTGAAAAGGAGGGTGTTGTAGGGCTTTTCAATAGAGTCTACTTTCCTGTAACAAAAGCAATCCATGCGTTTTTGTCAGATGTGTACGAGCCAACAGATAATGAAGACCGCTACCATTTTATAGAATCAAGCAGTATGGCAGGTGTTGAAATTAAGGAAGGTGGAAAGTTTGTATACAGCCATCATGCCAAGGACCCGGCCTACCTTAAATTATGTAACGCCTTTGACATCGTCCGTATCCATAAGTTTGGAGATGACGATGTTAAGAAGTCCTTTAAGAGTATGTGTGATTTCGTAATGAAGATCGATGAGGTGAAAGTCTTTGCTACCAATGAAAAACTCGTAGAAGCTGAAGTGGACTTTACAGATCTTGGTGACAACTGGAAAGAAAAACTGAAGTATCAGCCTCGAAGTCAAGTGCTCGAAAACAGCGTATACAACTTAAATCTCATCCTTAATCATGATCCTGATTTTAAGAACTTTGCATTTAACGAGTTATCAAACCGTATCCAGGTCACAGGACCACTGCCCTGGGAAAGACCTGAAGGTAACGTGTTTTGGAGAGATGCCGACACAGCCCAGCTTAAGTCCATTATGGATATTCGCTACCTTCCGTTCTCAAGCAGAAACCACGATGTTGCCTTTACCAAGGTTGCTGATGATAGGAGATTTCATCCCATAAGGGATTACCTTGATTCTCTACCTGAATGGGACGGAGTAAAGCGTGTGGAGGATGTTTTCATCAAATATCTTCAGGCTGATGACACTGAGTATATACGCACAGTGACTAGAAAGACCTTTGCAGCGGCGGTTGCCCGGATATATGTTCCAGGAATTAAGTTTGACTGCGTTCCTGTGCTTGATGGCGATCAGGGTATTGGCAAAAGCACAATTTTGAAAGACCTGGTAACAGCAGACTTCTATTCTGAAACTCTATCCCTTACCGATATGGACGACAAATCAGGTGCTGAAAAACTGCAGGGTTTCTGGGTGGTTGAAATCGGCGAGCTTGCTGGAATGAAGAAAGCCGACATTGAAAAAGTGAAAGCATTCCTCTCTACCTCTGATGATAAGTATCGACCGTCTTATGGCAGAGTTGTTGAAAGCCATCCTAGACAGTGCATTGTTATTGCAACGGTAAATGGAGAGCGTGGATATTTACGTGACATCACAGGAAACCGCCGCTTTTGGATCATCAAGGTACATCAGAAAAAGCAGAAGAAGACTTGGAATTTCACTGAAGAATACAGGCAGCAGTTTTGGGCTGAAGCAAAACAAATATGGAACTCTGGTGAAAAACTGTATCTCGAGGGTGATGTGTTAGAAGAAGCCGAAAAAGCCCAGAAGGGTGCTATGGAGGCTGACGAGCGAGTTGGTATGGTGGAGGAGTACCTGAATACCCTACTTCCAGATGACTGGGATAGTATGGACTTATTTGCCCGTAGAAATTACCTAAGCGGTAGCGAATTTGGTGGGGCCAAGCATACAGGAACTGTTACACGAACCTCTGTAAGCAATGCAGAAATTTGGTGTGAGTGCTTCAATCGTAATCTCCCAGAATTAAAGACCACTGACAGTTATCAGATCGCAGCACTTATGGCTCAGATTCCCGGTTGGGAACGAACCAGCAGTATTAAGCGTTTGCCGATTTATGGCAGGCAGCGACTTTATCAATATGGCGAATAGGCGACACAACACAACACAAGATTTTCCCTTATATTAGAAATGCATTTTCTTATAAGTAGATAATAGATACCTGTGCACGTATACGCGCGTTAGTAAATATAGGGGAACGCTTGTGATTTTGTGTACTTGTGTCAGATGGGAGGAAAACAAGTGACTGAAAAATATATTGAGCAAAAACTGGTAAAAGCAGTGAAAAAGAGGGGTGGTATGGCACTAAAATTTGTTAGTCCGGGGTTAGATGGTGTGCCAGACCGCATTGTACTTTTACCTATGGGAAGAATCGCCTTTGTTGAATTAAAGGCTCCAGGCAAAAAGATGCGTCCAGTGCAAGTAAGGCGAAAAACACAACTGGAAGCGTTAGGTTTTTTGGTCTACTGCATTGATGGTGTAGAACAGATTGGAGGGGTGCTTGATGAAATACAATCCTCATGAGTATCAGCGTTATGCAACGGATTTTATCTTGTCTCATCCAGTATCTGCAGTTCTACTTGAAATGGGTCTTGGTAAGAGTGTAATAAGCTTATCGGCTATATTTGATTTATGCCTTGATCGGTTTGAAATCAGAAAAGTATTGATTATAGCCCCTTTAAGAGTGGCAAGGGATACTTGGCCTTCTGAAATTAAAAAATGGGATCATCTAAAAGGCTTATTCTATTCTGTAGCTGTTGGAACTGAAAATGAGAGAAAAGATGCACTTATGAAAAGAGCCACACTTTATATCATCAATCGTGAAAATATAGATTGGCTTGTAAACAAAAGTGGCATCCCCTTTGACTTTGATATGGTGGTTATTGATGAGTTATCATCTTTCAAATCATACAGCGCTAAGCGCTTTAAAAGCCTTTTAAAAGTAAGGCCAGCAGTGAAAAGAATTGTAGGTCTGACTGGTACACCTTCAAGTAATGGGCTTATGGACCTCTGGGCCGAGTTTCGTATTCTGGATTTGGGACAGAGGCTTGGTAGGTACATAACCCACTACCGTAATACCTACTTCACACCGGATAAACGCAATGGTCAGATCATCTTTTCATATAAACTCCTGCCAGGAGCTGAAGAAAAGATCTATAGTCAGATATCCGATATCACCATTTCTATGAAGTCCGTCGATTATCTAAAAATGCCAGAATGCGTAATAAACACAGTGCCTGTGTATTTAAATGAAAAAGAGCGGGCCATTTATTCTGGATTTAGAGATGATATGGTAGCAAGTTTAGGAGCAGAAGAAATCGATGCAGTAAATGCTGCAGTACTTTCAGGAAAACTCCTTCAGATGGCAAACGGTGCTGTCTATGACGAGAAGAACAATGCACATTTTATTCACGATAGAAAACTTGATGCCCTTGAAGATTTAATTGAAGGGGCCAACGGAAAACCGGTCCTTGTAGCCTATTGGTACAAACATGATCTGAAACGTATTCAGAAGAGATTTCCAGTAAGGCAGCTAAAGTCATCAAAGGATTTTGAAGAGTGGAATGAAGGTGAAATTCCTGTAGCGGTGATCCACCCTGCAAGTGCTGGACATGGACTTAACCTTCAAAGTGGTGGTTCCACACTTATTTGGTTTGGACTCACCTGGTCATTGGAACTCTATCAGCAAACCAATGCTCGCCTCTACAGACAAGGGCAAAAGGATACGGTTGTCATTCACCACATCATTACCAAGGACACCATAGATGAAGATGTGATGACAGCACTTACAAAAAAAGAAAAAACACAAGCATCTTTAATCGATGCTGTAAAAGCTAAATTGGAGGTGAAGCGATGAGCGATCCTTATGAAGATTTAGCCAATGCCATAGTTTTACTAGCCGTCAAAGACTATAGGGATGCATTAAAGAAGCTGATGAAGCATCCTCGCCATGAATCTGCAAAACGCACAAAAGCTGAAGTAGAGAGGTTTTTACGCTCTGATTGGTATAGAGAACTTACAGCGGTAGAACCGGAGATACTTCTCCGAAAACTGAAAGAGGAGGTCAAACAATGAATGCTAAAGAATATCTTAGTAAAGCCTATCGATTGGATCAAAGAATAAACAGTAAGCTTGAGCAAGTGGCATCCCTGGAGAATATGGCTATGAACTGCACTTCGGCCATAAATGGAATGCCTAACAACCCTAGCAAATCATTATCTCATATGGCAGATGCTGTATGTAAGATTATAGATATTAAAAACAATTTGAATGATGATCTTGCCAAACTTCTAAAGTGCAAGATTAATATTATTGAGATCATCCAAGGTGTGAACAACATTGAATATAGGCTGATTCTTGAGAAACGGTACCTGTCATATCAGCCTTGGGAAGATATCGCTTATGATCTTGATTATTCTGTAAGCTGGGTGCTGAAGCTTCACCGTAAAGCGCTTAGAGCTGCAGATGCTGTATTAGCTGGGAGGGAGAATAAAAATGGGTTGGCATGAAGCAATAGAAGACGGAATAACCATTGGTAAGGATAGTAGAGATTCCAATTGTTATTACCCACCTTGCCATATCTGCGCTACACCTGTTTATAGTTGGACATATAGCCGTGGTGTCAAGTACACCTGCAAGGACTGCAGGGCTGAAGTGGTTCGGCAGGCGCGAGAAGAAGGGGAAGTGATCAGTACGGATAAGAAACAGATGAAGCTTGAAAATTCCATAAAAAGGATCTCAAAAATCACAGACATTGAACACTACAAGGATGCCATCCGTCTTGTAGAAGAGAGCCTGAACAAGACTGGGTGGTATCAGAGTACTGAAGAAATAATGGTGGCACTTGAACTTATCCGATGTAACGTTAAAGCGTTCCACCAGGTTAAAATCTTCGACTACTCCGTTGACTTCATTTTGCCTGAGAGGAAAGTTGCCCTTGAGATTGATGGTAAGATTTATCATGGGAAAGACAGACAAAAATATGAGAGCATCCGAGATGAGGTCATTACCAATAAACTTGGTGAAGGTTGGGAGATGATCAGAATTACAACAGATAACATCAATAAGAATGTGACCAAGCTAATCCCTGGTATCAACGCGGTGCTTAAAAGCAGAAAACTTCAAAGAGGATAGTAAAGTCCACATGAGTCCACTTGAGTGCAGTTGATTTTTTTAGTACGCTATAATTGAGAGATAATAATGTAAACAAGCCTTCATGGGAACAACCCACGAGGGCTTTTCTTATGCCCAAAGGAGGTGAACTCATGCCATACAAACCTAAGCGTCCTTGTGCTTACCCAGGCTGCGGTCGGCTTGCAGAAAACGAGCAATACTGTGCCGAGCATAAGAAGGTGGTAACAAAACGATACAATCAGTACCAACGAGATCCTGCATCCAACAAACGCTACGGCAGGTCATGGAAACGCATCAGGGACCGCTACATCAAAGCCCATCCTCTTTGTGAGGCGTGTGATAAGAACGGACGAATTGTAGCCGCCGAAGAAGTCCACCACATTCTCCCTCTCTCCAAAGGCGGTGGCAATGAAACCAGTAACCTGATGGCCCTATGTAAGTCATGTCACTCAAAGATCACTGCTGAGAGTGGTGACCGCTGGGGGAGGTAAAATCCCTACAACTTTTCAATTCGGACAGCGGGCTGGGGCTTCGTGTTAAAAAACGCAGATTCAAACGGGGGTATAGCCCCCACTTTGTAAAGGAGGTGTGATCATTGGCAAAAGACGGTACGAACAGAGGTGGCGCTCGTGTTGGTGCAGGGGCAAAAAAGAAACCTCTGGCTTATAAAATAGCCGAAGGTAATCTCGGTGGCAGGAAACTGACGGTGATGGAGTTTTCCGATACGGCAGACCTTGAAGGACAAGAAATGCCTGAACCCAATAAAATGCTAGAAGCCATTCAAAAAGACGGTAAGGCTCTGGTGGCAGGTGAAATCTACAAAGCCACATGGCAGTGGCTGGATAAACGTGGCTGCGCTGCTCTAGTTTCTCCACAGCTTCTTGAACGGTATGCCATGAGTGTTGCCAGGTGGATTCAGTGTGAAGAAGCCATTACTGAATATGGTTTTCTTGCAAAACACCCCACCACTGGAAATGCCATTCAAAGTCCTTATGTATCCATGGGCCAGAACTATATGAACCAAACCAATCGTCTGTGGTTTGAAATATTTCAGATCGTAAAAGAAAACTGTACTGGAGATTACAAAGGAGCAAATCCTCAGGATGATGTGATGGAAAGACTTCTTTCTGCTCGAAGGGGCAAATAAAAAATAGATGGGAGATAATGGTATGAGTAAAAACTACAGAACCGCAGAAAGTGTCTGCAAAGGACATCCTGATAAGCTTTCTGATTTAATCGCTGACAGCATTTTGGATGCTTGCCTTCGCAGAGACAAAGCTTCACGTGTGGCCTGTGAGGTCATGGCTACTAAAGGTAAAATCATCGTAGCGGGCGAGATCACCTGCAGCGAAAAAATAAATATCCGACTTATCGTAAAAAATGTACTTCGTGAGGTTGGTTATAATCCTTGGAGATTTACAGTATTTGTGTTTGTACATCATCAAAGTGTAGATATCGCTGCTGGTGTAGATACAGCACTTGAAGCAAGAAATGGAATTATTGATCCATACGGTTCCATCGGTGCTGGCGATCAAGGCACTGTATATGGATATGCCACTAACGAAACCCGTGAACTCCTACCACTGCCTTTACTTCTATCTCATAGAATCGTAAAGCGCATTGATGAATGTCGCAAAGGAAAAATCATCAAGGGTATCCTCCCCGATGGTAAAGCACAGGTTACTGTTGAGTATGATGGGGATAAACCTATCCGCGTTAAGACTGTGGTAGTTTCTGTTCAGCACCATAAGGACAAAACTCAAAAGAGATTAGAATCAGATATCTTAAACAACGTTCTCTGGCAGTGCTTCGAAGATTTCCCAATAGATGATGAAACCGAAATACTCATCAATCCTTCTGGTAGGTTTGTTGAAGGTGGTCCTGCTGCTGATACGGGACTGACTGGCAGAAAGATCATGGTGGACACCTATGGTGGTTTGGCTTCTCATGGTGGCGGCGCACTCTGTGGAAAGGACCCAACTAAGGTTGATAGAAGCGGCGCCTACATGGCCAGATTCATTGCTAAGAATATTGTTTGGAGCGGGCTTGCTGATAAATGCGAGGTCGCTATTTCTTATGCCATCGGAAAAGCAAATCCAGTTTCAGTAAACGTGACATCCTTTGGTACAGGGAAAATCAGTGACGAAGATTTAAGTGAACTGGTAAAAGAGATCTTTAACTTACGTCCAGCTGCTATCATTGAAAAGCTGCGCCTAAGAAATGCAATCTACTCCGATACAGCAACCTACGGACATTTCAACTCCTCTCTCTTCCCTTGGGAGAACCTGGATTTCAATTTAAATTTAAGAAAGGTGGCGGAAAGATATGAAGATTGAAAAACTGAAAACTAAGCTCTTACTTCCCGCTAACTATAATCCGCGTAAGGATTTAAAACCCGGGGATGCAGAATACGATAAACTCAAGCGCTCCATTGAGCAGTTTGGTTATGTTGAACCAGTCATCTGGAACAAGACAACCGGCAGAGTTGTAGGTGGCCACCAGAGATTGAAAGTGCTCCTGGATTTAGGAATGACCGAAGTTGAGTGTGTAGTCATCGAGATGGATGAAGATAAAGAAAAGGCCCTCAACATTGCCCTAAATAAAATCAGTGGCGACTGGGATAAGGATAAGCTAGCTCTTCTTATTGCTGATCTGCAGGGTGCGGATTTCGATGTTTCCCTTACTGGTTTTGATCCTTCTGAACTGGATGACCTGTTTAAGGATTCCTTGAAGGAAGGCATACATGATGATGAGTTTGATGTGGATGCAGAGCTGGAAAAACCCGCCATGACAAAACTTGGTGATGTTTGGAAACTTGGTCCCCATAGACTGGTCTGCGGTGATTCTACAAAGGCAGAAACCTTCACGCTTCTCATGGATGGAAAGCTGGCAAACCTTGTGGTGACAGATCCCCCTTACAATGTAAACTATGAAGGCTCAGCCGGTAAAATCAAAAACGACAACATGGGTGATTCTGCTTTCTATGAATTCCTACTGGCTGCCTTTACCAATACGGAAGCTGTCATGACACAGGATTCTTCCATCTATGTTTTCCATGCAGATACGGAAGGGCTGAACTTTAGAAAGGCATTTGCTGAAGCTGGCTTCTACCTCTCCGGCACCTGTATCTGGAAAAAGCAATCCCTGGTCCTTGGTAGGTCTCCTTACCAGTGGCAGCATGAACCGGTGCTCTTTGGCTGGAAGAAGAAAGGCAAGCACAACTGGTACGCTGATCGAAAGCAAACCACCATCTGGGAATTTGAAAAACCTAAGAAGAATGGTTCCCATCCAACAATGAAGCCGGTGGCTCTTGTGGCCCATCCTATTCTCAATTCAAGTCTTAGCAATTGTATCGTCCTTGATCCCTTTGGCGGTTCTGGTAGTACGCTTATTGCCTGTGACCAGACTCAGCGAATTTGTCACACCATTGAACTTGATGAGAAGTTTTGTGATGTTATAGTTGAACGCTACATTTCCGGAGCACAGACTTCAGATGATGTTTATCTCCTGCGTGATGGCAAAGAATACCGCTACAGCGACCTCCCTGAAAACAAATAACACAACTATCGAAAGATAGACTTGCTATTAACATCACTTAGAGTGATATATGTAGTAAGCAAAAAACAAGGAGGTCAATACCATGAAAATCAATTACAACGTAACTGGTAACGAACGTAAAAAGCTGGTGAAGCTCATCAGTGAAATCACAGAGGTTCCTTCAAAATACCTGGGAGTTCCATCCTGTGCTTACCAGGTCGGACCCTACCACATCGGAAAAGGCGGTGAACTTACCTTTGACACCGAAGTAGCTCAGGAAGATATCAAGACGCTGATGAAAAAGCTTCAAGATGCAGGGTTTGAAGCTGAGGCGGATGAACCCGCTCCTGCTGAAGCGGGACCTGAGGAAACTGGACTCATCATCCAGATTCCAAAAGACTCCCTCTCTGATGAAGACCTGGAAAAGCTAGCCAAACTTCTAGATGCAAAAGGCAAGCTTATTAAGAAAGCGCTTGATGTGGATGCCCTTCCCATTAAAGCCGACGAGGAACGTATTAGCTTCCCTTGGTTTTCAAAACTGCCAAACCCAGACGAGATAAAAGCCTACTCCCAGTTCATTACAAAGCTGTGTGAGATGGCGAAAACCCAAAAGAGAATCACCGTAAAAGAGAAAGACGTCGATAATGAAAAATACGCATTTCGATGCTTCCTTCTCCGCCTCGGATTTATTGGAGAGGAATTCAAAACCCACAGAAAGATTCTCCTTCAAAACCTATCCGGCAGCAGTGCCTTCAAAGGAGGTGCTCCAAGTGAAACCGATCAGTAAAGAAAGACTGGCCCACCTACGCAAGCAGTACCCCGCTGGCGCCAGGGTCCAGCTCCTTTGGATGGATGATGTGCAAGCACCGCCAACGGGCACAAAAGGCACCGTGTGGGGCGTGGATGACACAGGCTCCATCATGATTCAGTGGGACAACGGCAGCAGCTTGAATGTGGTTTACGGCATTGATTCCTGCAAGGTCATCGATGAAAAATCCAGGAAGGAGTCATAGCAATGAAGGCATTATTTGGTCGAAAGTTCTACAACCTTAAGGAACTAAAAGAAGCAACTGAAGAAGCAAAGGAAGATGGCGTCATTGGTTCTGATTACACTGTGATTCGAGAAGTTGAACTCAGTGATTCAGAGTTTAAGAAGTTCACCAGTGATTTTCTAGAGGACCAGCCCTGGATCAAGAAGTCAGATGGCGGCACCAACGAAAAAGGTGAGCTTCGATGCATTAGGGTCATCAACAAAGACACCGGTGAAAAGATACTCACCAATCCTGAAGGCTACGACTATCCACGCTACTGTGCGATTGAAGATTAAACTGAAAACCTGCTCTATTACTACAGAAATGACTTGCTATTATTCTCGTTTAGAGTGATATATGTAATACCAAAACAAAACCACACTAAATGGAGGATGAGAACATGAAAGAAATCAAGGCATTTGAAGAAGCCAAGGCAACTGGCGCAAATTTTAAGGAGTCTGGAATCAACAGCACCATGTACTGGGCCTACGAAAGAAGCAAGGAAGCAGGAAACGACACCATCGACTTTTCTGAGGTCATTTGGGATTACGACATTGAACCCATTGTTAAAGCCTGCAGAGCCTATGGAATCGACCACATTACCATTTCAAGCACCTTCTCAGGGCTGATTGCAACCCTAGCCGAATTTGAAAAGCAGGGCTGTAGGATAGACGGACTTACCAAGGTTAAGACAAGCTTCACCGACTGGCAGACCGGCGAAAAGCAAATTCTACCAGCCATCTTGGTTAGCATTTAAGGGGGTTAGACCATGTGGAGAGAAGGCAAAATCGAAGTCGAAAACAGAACCATTCACTACTGGATTAAGAGCTTTGACTTAGGCTCCCCTTACGGCATTGATGAGGGTAGAATATCAAAACTGATGTTTAAGCGAGATGGCCAGATCATTGCAAACTTTGATAGAGGCTGGGACATTGAACCCATCGACGCCAATGCGCAAGCTGCACTTGAAATATTCATGAAGAAATACAATTAACAACAAGATAGAAACACATAAAGGAACAGGGCTGTATGGCTCTTTTCCTCGTTACAGAAGACCTTAGGGTCTATTTTTTATGTCATTTAAAGGAGGTGTCCGCATATCCGAAAACTTAAGAAGTATAAACCAACCTCTTACATGGCGAAGGATTCTCATTACAGCAAGGAGATGGCGGACTATGCAGTCGGTTTTATTGAATGCCTTTCCCACACCAAAGGAACCTGGGCAGGAAAACCCTTTGAACTGATAGATTGGCAAGAGCAAATCATCCGTGATTTATTTGGAACCATAAAATCAAATGGTTATCGCCAGTTTAATACTGCCTATGTAGAAATACCAAAGAAGATGGGGAAAAGTGAGCTCGCGGCGGCTGTTGCCCTGCTCTTGACCTGTGGAGATAACGAAGAACGGGCTGAGGTTTATGGCTGTGCTGCAGATCGTAACCAAGCCTCCATCGTTTTTAACGTGGCTGCTGATATGGTGCGAATGTGCCCTGCATTATCCAAGCGGGTAAAGATTCTGGACTCACAGAAAAGATTGATCTACCAACCTACTGGAAGCATCTATCAAGTGCTTTCAGCGGATGTTGGAAACAAACACGGCTTTAACACCCATGGGGTTGTCTTTGATGAGCTCCACACACAACCAAACCGAAAACTCTATGATGTTATGACCAAAGGTAGTGGTGATGCCAGGATGCAGCCCTTGTACTTTCTAATCACCACTGCTGGAGATAATCAAAACAGCATCTGCTGGGAAGTGCATCAAAAAGCCCTGGATATCATGGCTGGAAGAAAAAACGACCCTACCTTCTATCCTGTCATTTATGGCGCAGATCTTGAAGATGACTGGTCCGATCCAAAGGTCTGGAAGAAAGCAAATCCATCCCTTGGTATCACTGTCAGCATGGATAAAGTAAAAATGGCCTATGAGTCTGCAAGACAAAACCCCGCTGAAGAAAATAGCTTCAGACAGCTTCGACTCAATCAATGGGTTAAGCAGGCTATTCGCTGGATGCCTATGGATAAATGGGATGCCTGTGCTTTCCCGGTAAATCCAGAAGCCCTCAAAGGTCGCGTTTGCTATGGTGGACTGGACCTTTCCTCTTCCACTGACATAACAGCCTTCGTACTGGTCTTCCCACCGATGGATGAAGATGACAAGTATGTGGTTCTTCCATACTTCTGGATACCAGAAGACAGCATTGACCTTAGGGTTAGACGGGATCACGTAAATTATGATGTGTGGGAAAAGCAAGGCTTCCTTTTAACTACCGAAGGTAATGTGGTCCACTACGGTTTCATCGAGACTTTCATTGAGGAACTTGGAATGAAATATAACATCCGTGAGATTGCCTTTGACCGCTGGGGAGCAGTTCAGATGACACAGAACCTAGAGAATTTAGGATTCACCGTTGTACCTTTTGGTCAGGGCTTCAAAGATATGTCTCCGCCAACTAAGGAACTAATGAAACTCACACTAGAGCAGAAAATCGCTCACGGTGGTCACCCAGTTCTTCGCTGGATGATGGATAACATTTTTATTAGAACCGATCCTGCTGGCAATATCAAAGCAGACAAAGAGAAATCCACAGAAAAGATTGACGGTGCTGTAGCTACAATTATGGCTCTTGACCGAGCGATTCGCTGTGGTGGAGAAGCCGGCAATTCTGTTTATGACGATCGAGGGTTGATTGTGTTTTAATAAAAAGAACTTTATATAAATTGAATATTTTTCTTGTAATCTGGTAAAAACTATACTACAATATAGTTAACCGATAAGTTAAGTTAACTAAATGGTTAATTTGAGGGGAGGGGTGGTCATTAAGAGTGCTAATTGAATATGAGAATGATTCTGTTAAAGATATTTTTACTGATTTTGATTTAATGAAAAAGAAAATTGGAAATGAAAAAACAAAAACTGTCAAGAAAAGACTTAATCAGTTAAAAGCCTCTTCAAACTTCAGCATTTATCTAATGACCGGACTGGGGAAACCTCACCCATTATTTGAAAATTTGAAGGGGTACTATGGGATTAGCATAACTGGAAATGTTAGACTTGTAGTAAAACCAGATTCAATAAATTTAGATCCTGAAGAATTAAAAAAGTGTGAAACAGTAATTATCAAGGGGGTGATGGATTATCATGGCAGAAAAATTGATTGGCTTATCTCGTGATCTTATAATACATCCGGGAGAAACTTTAAAAGAAATGTTGGAAGACAAAGAAATGAGTCAACGAGAATTGGCTATAAGAACTAATGTGAAGGAACCTCATATTAGTGCTATTGTTAAAGGTAAAAAACCTATTTCTGTTTCATTTGCGAAAAGATTGGAATATGCCTTAGGTATTGATGCGAGTTTCTGGATAAATCTTCAGTCAAACTATGAAAAGGAGTTGGCTGATTATGAGGAGCTAAATGAAATATCAAGTGAAGAAATTAGTATATTGAAAAAAATAAAAAGATTAACAGACTATGCTAAAGATATCCGATTAATCGATCTTGACGCAGAAGGTTCACTTTTAGTTATTGTATGGAGAAAGCTTTTGAATATAAGTAAACTGACTCATATTGGTGAAATTTCGCAGTCAGGGGCTTATCGTTTAGCCTCTTCTGATAACATTGACGCGGATATTCTCTTTACTTGGCTTAGAATTACTGATTTAATAACCAAACGTCAACAACTAGAAACCGAATTGAATATTGAGTTACTGAAAGAGAAACTTCCTTTATTTAAAGCTCTTACATTCGAAGATGTTGAAACGATACATGTTAGACTGAAGGAGTATCTAGCTGAATGTGGAATAAAGTTTGCTATAGCTAAGCATTTTACTGGAGCTCCTGTTCAGGGTGTGATTAAGAAAGGTAATGATGGTACTTTAAGTCTAATCATGACTTTTCGAAGAAAGTATGCAGATGTTTTTTGGTTCACTTTTTTTCACGAAATAGGACACATTATCAACGGAGACATAAAAGATCGTTTGATTGATTACGAAGGAACGGAAAACGAAATCGAAACTCAGGCAGATAGATTTGCAGCAGATTTTTTGATAGATCCGATTAAATACAAAGAGCTTGTTGACACCGGGGATTTTTCTCTTACAACAATCAGAAATTTATGTGAAGAAATGAAAGTACCGCCATATATCCTTATTGGCAGATTGCAGCGAGAAAAGCATATAGAATATCATTGTTATTCAGATGAAAAGATCAGATATGAGCTTGATGAAATCGAAAGAAAAATAGGATAAAACAAATCAAGCCACTTAAAGTTTAGCCTCAGAAATGGGGCTTTTTTCATGCCCATTTAAAGGAGAGTGATGTCCATGGGAATATTGCAAGGGATATTTAAGGCGCGTGATAAACCTAAAAATACTCTTTCAGGAAGTTATTACAGCTTCTTTTTTGGAAGTACTAGTGCTGGTAAGCCAGTTAATGAGCAAACCGCCATGCAAATGACCGCAGTGTATAGCTGCGTGAGAATCTTATCGGAGACCTTAGCTGGTTTGCCTCTTCATGTTTACAAATACAATGATTCAGGCGGAAAGGAGAAAAACCTAAAACACCCACTTTACAAGTTGCTCCATGATGAACCAAATCCTGAGATGACTTCCTTTGCGTTTAGAGAAACGCTGATGAGTCATCTTTTATTATGGGGAAATGCCTATGCTCAGATTATTAGAAATGCAAGAGGTGAAGTGATTTCTCTCTACCCATTAATGCCAAATAAAATGACCGTCGATCGCGATTCAAGTGGTCGGCTTTTCTATTTGTATCAGCGTGGCAATGAAGATGTCCCTACTCTTGGTAGAGAACATCAAGTGTATCTTTCACCATCAGACGTCCTTCATATCCCCGGTCTTGGCTTTGACGGGCTGGTAGGCTATTCACCCATTGCCATGGCGAAAAATGCTGTAGGCCTTGCCATAGCTACGGAAGAATATGGAGCTAAGTTTTTTGCTAATGGGGCTTCACCGGGTGGCGTCTTAGAACATCCCGGTACCATCAAGGACCCTCAGAAGATTAAAGAATCCTGGAATGCTGCCTACCAAGGAAGCGGTAATGCCCACCGGGTGGCTGTACTTGAGGAAGGCATGAAGTATCAACCCATTGGTATTTCACCTGAGCAAGCTCAGTTCCTAGAGACTAGAAAGTTTCAGATCAATGAGATCGCTCGTATCTTTAGAGTCCCACCACATATGCTTGCTGACCTTGAGAAGTCATCCTTCAGTAACATCGAACAGCAATCAATGGAATTCGTAAAATATACACTTGATCCATGGGTGGTCCGTTGGGAACAGTCCATGTGTAGGGTACTGCTCATGGAAAGCGAGAAGCCTAGTGTCTTTATCAAGTTTAATGTGGATGGCCTTCTGCGTGGTGACTACGTCAGTCGAATGAGTGGATATGCCACTGCAAGGCAGAACGGTTGGATGAGTGCCAATGATATCAGAGAACTTGAAAATCTGGATAGGATTCCAGAGTCACTTGGTGGCGACCTCTACCTCATCAACGGGGCCATGACTAAATTACAGGACGCAGGCGCGTTCGCAAATATTAAAGAAACGGAGGAACCTAAATGAAGAAGTTTTGGAACTGGGCACGAGATGAAAACACTGGTGTCCGAACACTCTACCTAGACGGCGTTATTGCCGAAGACTCATGGTTCGATGATGATGTCACACCTAAGGCATTTAAAGCAGAGCTTACAGCCGGCGAGGGTGACATTGTTATTTGGCTTAATTCTCCAGGAGGTGATTGCATTGCTGCTAGTCAGATTTACGCCATGCTGATGGATTACAAAGGCACTGTTACCGTAAAGATTGATGGAATTGCTGCCTCTGCCGCCTCTGTCATCGCCATGGCTGGGACAACGGTGCTCATGGCACCAACAGCCCTAATGATGGTCCATAACCCTCTTACCGTGGCCATTGGGGACAGCGAGGAAATGAAAAAAGCCATCTCCATGCTTTCAGAAGTTAAAGAGAGTATCATCAATGCGTATGAAATCAAGACAGGCCAGTCAAGAACAAAGCTCTCCCATCTTATGGATGCAGAAACCTGGCTTAATGCAAAGAAGGCCATCGAGCTTGGCTTTGCTGATGGCATTTTGGAGGGTGAGAAGAAACGAAATCAGACCGAGGACTTTACCTATGCCTTCAGCCGCAGAGCTGTTACCAACTCCTTGCTGGATAAGGTAAAACCTAAGCTAGCAAAAGGGAATACTGGCACCCCTATTGAGTCGCTAGAAAAGCGGCTTTCTTTGATTCAACACTAAATTTTAGGAGGAAAACACTATGAACAAAATTCTTGAACTGCGTGAAAAAAGAGCAAAGTCCTGGGAAGCTGCTAAAGCATTCCTGGATACCAAAAGAGGTACAGATGGAATTGTATCCGCCGAAGACACTGCAACCTATGAAAAAATGGAAGCTGATGTGGTTGCCCTCGGTAAAGAGATTGATCGTCTTGAAAAACAAGAGGCCCTTGACCGCGAGCTTTCAAAGCCACTTAACACTCCACTTACCGGAAAGCCTATCTTCCAAGGTATGGAATCTAAATCTGGTAGAGCTTCTGCTGAATACCAGAAAGCATTCTGGAATGCCATGAGAACCCGTTCTGGTGAAGGGCTTGATCCAGTGATTAAGAACGCACTGCAGATTGGAACCGACACAGAAGGTGGATATCTTGTACCAGATGAGTTCGAGCGTACTCTTATTGAAGCCCTGGATGAAGAGAATATCTTTAGAAAGCTGGCCAATGTCATTTCCACTGCCTCTGGCGATCGTAAGATTCCTGTTGTTGCCTCCAAAGGAACCGCTTCTTGGATTGATGAGGAAGGTGCAATTCCTGAAAGCGATGATAGCTTTGGACAGGTATCCATCGGCGCTTACAAGCTGGGTACCATGATAAAGGTATCTGAAGAACTGCTTAATGACAGCGTGTTTAATCTCGAAAACTATATCGCCAAGGAGTTTGCAAGACGTATCGGTAACAAGGAAGAAGATGCCTTCTTCATTGGAGATGGATCTGGTAAGCCTACGGGTATCCTTGCGGCCACTGGTGGCGCGCAAATTGGCGTAACCGCAGCAAGTGCCACTGCTATTTCCATTGATGAAGTTTTGGACCTCTTCTATTCACTTAAATCGCCTTACAGAAACAAGGCCGTTTTCGTCATGAACGATGCGACCATTAAGGCCATTAGAAAGCTAAAAGATGGTCAGGGTCAGTATATCTGGCAGCCTTCACTTCAGGCTGGAACACCAGATACCATTCTGAACAGACCTGTTTACACTTCATCTTACGTTCCTACCATCGCTGCATCTGCAAAGTCCATCATCTTCGGTGACTTTGGCTACTACTGGGTAGCAGATCGTCAAGGCAGAGTATTCAAGAGACTTAATGAGCTCTATGCAGCTACTGGTCAGGTAGGTTTTGTTGCCACTCAGCGTGTGGACGGAAAGCTGATTCTGCCTGAAGCCATAAAAGTGCTTCAGCAGAAAGCGTAATGGAGGTGTCCTATGAGTTATAACACAAAGAATTATACCGAACAGGGCGGTGAAAAAACCGTCATTGGTGGAACTCTTGAAATCAAGGAAGGGGCGGTCGTTACTGGCCTCCCCATTCTCGATAATCAAGCTGCAAGTACTGCTGCCACAGTAGAAGATTTGGTGACGGATTTTAATGCTCTCCTCACCAAACTTAAGGCTGCAGGGCTTATGATTTCAGACTAATGAAAGGATGGTGGCGGTATGACACTGCTGGAAAAAGTAAAAGCAAATCTTATTCTTGATCACTCGGCTGATGATGAACTCCTTGAGATGTACATCACCGCCGCCACGAGGTATGCAGAGAGTTATCAGCATCTTCCTGAAAACCACTACGTGGAAGCCGTTATGCCTGCCACCACACAGCAAGCCATCATTATGCTGTCGTCCCACTTTTATGAATCGAGGGACGGCAGCACTGGTGGTTTCTTTTCTGATAATGTGCAGGCTGGACAACAGGTATGGAATACGGTCAATCTCCTGCTGAGACTTGATCGGGACTGGAAGGTGTAGATATGAGCTTTGGGAAAATGAACACCTTTATCGATATTGTAGAAAGCGTCACCATTAAAGACGCTGAAGGGTTTAAAACAGAAGTTGATAACATTGTTGCATCTGTCAGGGCTTATCGAGAAGGTCGCCATGGCAATGAGAAATGGGCAAATAGAGCTTCCTTTTCTGAAGCCACAGACCTTTTTCGCTTTCGCCGCATACCTGGTATAACCATTAAAACGTCTATGGTGATCATCCATAGTGATAAGAGATTTGAAATTACATCTGTTGAGGATGTGAAAGGCCGCGGTATGTACATTGAAGTGCTGGCTAAGGAGGTGATTCCAAGTGGCTAAAGCAACCATGAAAATGCCCGATGAATTTCTGATGAAGCTCTCAAAGCTTGGTGATAAAACAGATGAAATCATCTCTAATGTTTTAGAAGCTGGCGGTGAAGTTGTTCTGGATAAAGTCAAATCCAACCTTAAAGGCGTTATTGGTAATAATACCAAAGAAAAAAGCCGCTCTACCGGTGAGCTGGTTTCTTCCCTGGGCCTCTCTCCCACTAAGCTAGATCGAAATGGAAACTTCAATGTCAAGGTTGGCTTCAATGAACCTCGTGGTGATGGAGATGCCAATGCTAAGATTGCAAATATCCTTGAATACGGTAAATCAGGTCAGCCTCCTAAGCCCTTCTTGAAGCCAGCAAAATCCGCATCTCGGAAGGCATGCATAGAAACTATGAAATCAGAACTGGATAAGGAGATTGAAAAGCTATGAGCTTACTTTCAGATTTAAACCTCATACTGGCTCCCTTTGATATCCCTGTGGAAACAGGAGTGTTCTCTGATGTGCCTCCCGATGAATATCTGGTCATTACACCTATGTCAGACAGACTGGATCTCTTTGCGGATAACGAGGCATACATGATTGTTTCAGAAGCTCGGCTTTCTCTTTTTACAAAGAAGAATTACATCAAACGTAAAAAGGAACTGACGAAAGCCCTGCAATCTGGAGGGATAACCATCACGGACAGACAGTATGTAGGTTACGAACATGATACTAAATTTCATCATTACGCTATCGACGTAATGAAAGAATATGAAACGGAGGAAGAATAAATGGCAACGATTGGTTTGGATTCTCTATATTATGCCAAGATCACAGAAGATCAAAATGGCGTTGAAACCTATGGTACCCCTAAGGTGCTGGCTAAAGCCATGACAGCAGAACTGAGTATTGAGCTTATTGAAGCGATACTCTATGCAGATGATGGTGCATCTGAGGTCATTAAGGAATTTAAGAGCGGGGCTCTCAGCTTAGGTATCGATGATATCGGTTCACTTGTAGCTCAGGATTTAACCGGCTGCAAAATTGACAGCAACAATGTGGTGGTTTCAAGAAGTGAAGATGGTGGTAGCCCTGTGGCAGTTGGGTTTCGTGCCAAGAAGGCCAATGGAAAGTATCGATACTTTTGGCTCTACAGGGTTATCTTCTCTGTTCCCGCCACAAGTCTTGCCACCAAAGGCGACTCCATCACATTTAGCAGTCCCACCATAGAAGGAACTGTGTTTAGGAGAAATAAGCTGGACGGAGAAAACAAACATCCCTGGAAAGCGGAAGTTACTGAAGGAGATAATGGTGTATCGGCATCCACTGTAATAAGCTGGTTCACATCCGTTTATGAACCAGACTTTACCCCAGTTACGCCGACCGTAACTATTACAACTCAACCAGCAACTCTCACAGAGGTCACTGAAGGAAGCATTACTGGAAGCCTTTCTGTTGTGGCAAGCTCCAACACCTCAAACCCTGTAACTTTTCAGTGGTATGAAAATACCATCGACAGCACCACTGGTGGTACTGCCATTAATGGAGAAACTTCTGCGAGCTTTGATATTCCAACAGACCTTTTGGCGGATACCTATTACTACTACTGCGTCTTAAGTTCTAGTGGCACAGAAAACGTGACGACCACAGTGGCTACTGTTGTTGTTTCTTAATGGGAGGGTTGATCATGGCAGATGAAAAATTAAAGATTGACGAAGCCGGTGAAGAAAGAAGCACCACCATTGATATTGGCGGCACGGAGTTTAAGATGATTCTTACCACCAAAGCTACAAAGGAAATTGCCAAGCGCTATGGTGGTCTTGAGAATTTGGGCGATAAGCTCATGAAAACTGAGAACTTTGAAATGGCACTTGATGAGATTGTGTGGTTGATTACACTTCTCTCAAACCAGTCCATTTTAATTCATAACATCAGAAATAAGGATGATAGAAAAGAACTTCTCACAGAAGATGAAGTGGAACTTCTTACCACACCCTTTGATCTGGCTAATTACAAGAATGCCATTATGGCCAGTATGATGAAAGGTACAAAAAGGAATGTGGAGAGTGACGACTCAAAAAACGAGGTGGTCGGGTAAGCAGTGAGGAACTCTTTACCCGACTAATCTATTTTGGCACTGCCCACTTGAGAAGATTTGAAGATGAAGTGTGGCTTTTGCCCATCGGCTATTTGATGGATCTATGGGAATGCCACAAGCAATTTATCGGGATTTCAAAACCAAGAAAAGATCACAATATTGACGATATTATCCCGGAGTATTTATAACACTACCATGTAATGTGGCACCTTAAGCGGTGTCATTTTTCATGCTCCAAGGAGGTGAAACCATGGATAATTTATCCGACTTCTAAGATAAGTTATCATATCCCATATGTGTAGTTATCCTCCTTTCTCCCGTATTCATAGAAAAACCGGGGAACCCATAAAGAATTCCTCGGATA